AAGGTATACGGACTTGTTAATCACATTGGAGTGCTGACGGACTTTGACAACAATACAGTCAAGATAGACAACAGGATAAAGGCTATCTAAGGCTCTATTTTGCCACTCAGTCACTTGCTCAATCACAGCATCGGTAACTTTGCTGATGAGAGATGCTGACACATCGGCATCGTACATTTCTTTGAAGAAGGCTACAATTTCCCTATTAGTCATTCCTTTTGCATACAGTGAGAGGATTTGGTCATCCATACTGGTGATGCGTGTTTGGTGCTTTTTGATAATTTGTGGCTCAAATGAACCTTCTCGATCACGGGGAATATCTAAAGCCAGTTGTCCATCTTGAGTTGTAATGGTTTTAGAACTAAACCCATTACGGCTATTTGAGCCTTTCTTGGGCTGATGCTTTTCATAACCGAGATGGTCTGAAAGTTCAGTATTGAGTGCAGTTTCAATCATGAATTTTTTAAAGACTGCTGTCATTTGGTTTAAGTCTTCTGGTGTTTTTAGACCTTTAGCCAATTCGGCAGCCATACTTTTGATTGTTGCTTCATCCATGTGAAGTACCTTTTGTAATTATCCTCTGAAGGATAAATGAAAATTAAGTACTTACACAAAATTTAGAACAGTCCCTTTCGGAGAGCTTTCACAATTTCCTGTGATGTGATTTTTCCTTCCGCTGCTACTGAACGCAACTCACCTACGGTAATCCCCATACCCTGAGCAATTGCTTTTGCTAATGCTGGGGTTTGTTCCATTACAGAGTTAAGCTCTTCACCACGTAGTGTCCCACTTGCTAGAGCCTGTCCGAATTGCACCAATGCAGCGTCTGCCGCTGATGCACTTGCACCACTAATTGCTACTGCTTTTGACACTGTTTCAGTCAAACGAGCAGTGTCATCCATTGTAAGATTCAATGTTTTAGCATTGTCACTAAAACGTTGGTAAACCTGTAAAACAGAATCCCAAGCGGAATATGTCTTCTGTGCAATTCGGAAAGTATCTTCTGTAGCCTTATTTAGTTCTGTTTGATTATTAGTGACTAATTTAAGGCGGTTTTGAAGACCTGTGTATGTATCCATTTTAGAAATGGCAGCACTAACAGTAACAAGCCCAGCCATATAACCTGCAAGTTCGCGTGTAGCGACAGACAATCCATCCATTGACTTAGTTGCAAAGTCACCTTTCCGCTCAATGCTATCTAACTCATTGCCTAGATTACGCGCATTACGCTCTGCATTTTTAGCATCAATTACAATGACGAGACGTGATTCTTGTGCCATCTTACTTTCCTCTAGGCAATAAAAAACCCACTCAATGAGTGGGCTGGTAAGGTTAATTAGATCAGTTAATTCATTAAATCCAAATATGGAATTTTGGGATTATTGAAAACTTATCTATCTGAATAGAACAAATACTAAAAACATTAAACAGCAAAATACAATTATTCCCGAAATTGTATGGGTAAGATTGATATTAGAAACTTCTTTCTCTAGCACCTGCTGGTTGATTTTTGCCGTTTCGTCATTTAACGCATTAGTATGTGCGATCATCTCATCAGTCATAAGATTTAGAAATTTCTCTTGATCTTCATAACTGAATTTTTCAATAAAATGATTCTGCATATCACTTAAATCATTGGATGCTTGGTAAAGGCTTATGCCTTGTGAGTCAGCAAGAGACTTCATTACCTCGCTTCTTCGGTATACCAATTTCCGTATATTTTCTCTAGTAAAAGGATAATTGACTTGCATTCCATACAATTCACCAGCAATACCTGTTTCTAAAAATACTGCACTATTGCTAGGAATATTGCTCTCCAAACAGAACCATTCACTTGGTGCTGCATTAATTTCTTCTGAATGGATTTTTTCGAAATTATCTTTATCCTCTTTTGATATATCTTTAAAAAAGTTTTCAAAGATATCTGCAACCTCTAGGAGTGCTTGATCTTCCGTTAAACTTTTTTCAGCCTGTAAAGCTTTTTTAAATTCTAATTGTTTTCTCAGGACATCTCTTATTTCACCTCGACTAATTGGTGAATGCACTTTAATCCCAAAAATCTCACCTAAAACCGTCTTTTGCATAATCTTCTCTTTTAATTCCCTTATATCACGAAAACTCATCCAATTTCATTAAATTATCAGCATTGAAATTCGGGCAAATATCACAGTTAAACTTAACAGCCTGTGCTTGAAGTTGGGATTGAAGTGAGGCTGGGTGATCCTTGCTTAAGTATCTATGAGAATTGGCAAGAAGTTTACAAGGGTGTATCCACTTTGTTGCCTCTTTTTTCTCAGCTCTTGGTATAAATTCATCTTCTCTTTTGACAAGGTTGAGTTCAAATACTAAAGGGCCTGTATTTTGTGGTTCACCAACATCCTCTACAACTTGAAAACAATAAGCTTTCTTGTCTGTAGCCCGAAATGAATCCCTAAAACAACCAAGCATTTCTGAAAGTAGTCTTGTTCTATTAACTGGCTGCCCATTAAGAAAAATATGAACACCTTTCCAGAATAGAGCTAAATCCATAATTGCTTTTATTAAGCTAACATTCTTTAGGTTTATCTCAAATGAAGAAAGGTAATATATTGATTTACCATCTTTGATTTCTTCAAATGTGTCTGCAAGTTTTGCCAAACTTAATGCTGCCTGAAAGTTCTGTGACTTTGATTTCGGGAAAGCAATAACAAAATGCGCATCAACTGATTTAACAATTAACTGTGCTTGCACTTCGGGGTGAAGTTCATACACGCAATATCCCCTTTACCTACTTCTCAATAGTAATCTTAAATTTTTCCAACCTGCTTGAAAGCTCTTCCATAAGTTCCTCAGTAGTGAGTTCAGATTTATTAACCCTTCCGCTACTTAAACTTTGTTGCAGCCTGTGAACAACCTCCGCGTTAAGCGACCTACTATTTTCAATTGCTGCATGCTCTATTTCTTTCTTTAGCTCTGTAGGCACTCGAATATTGATTTGCGGGTCAGCTCTAGACATCACTTTGAAGCTCAAAAAACTTTTTATAAGAATAATAGTATTACGGTGCTTGACACAATAGCATCACCGTTATATAAATATATCACCGTTATACATTGGAGTTCCAAATGGCTAGAAAAGACCCCCAGATTAATATTCGAGTTCCAGAAGAAACTCTTGATAAATTAAAAATTGAAACTGAAAAAGAGCATCGAAGCTTAACAGCGCAAGTAAACCTTCTTATTGAAGACTGGTTGCTTAAGCGTTCAAATCAACAAGCATAAATACAAAGAAACCCCTTGCCGACTCTCACATCAAACAAGGGGTTATGTATCATTCCAAGCAAAGGAAAATCAACATGACAAGTTTAGCATTAACCTTTAATGAAGTGAACTTTTCACCTGTACAACATAATAACCAGATCTGGCTTTCGGCTAGTGAATTAGCTAAAGCACTTGGTTATGAAAAATCAAATGCGGTTACTCAAATCTATGAACGAAATAAAGATGAGTTCGCAAGTGATATGACAACGACCCTCAAAGTGAGTGTTGTTAATTCAAGCTGTTCCGTCGAGAACCTCAATTTGAGGCTCTCGAAGAAAACCGAAAATCTAGAAAAAACTATTCGTGTTTTCTCGCTTCGTGGTTGCCATTTAATCACCTTCTTTGCACGTACTTCTGTAGCAAAGCAGTTTCGAAAATGGGTTCTTGATGTTCTTGATAAAGAAATTGGCGCACCAGTTGCCAAAACTCACAAATCAGAGCGTGAACCTTTAACCAATGCAGTAAATCTTTTAGTAGCTAAAACTAAGCATTTGAATTACAGCGATGCTTATAAATTAGTTCACCAGCGTTTCAATGTTCAGCATATTGATGAAATTCCATATGATGTAATACCTGTGGCTGTTGAGTACGTTCACCACTTAATTGCTATGTACAGCAATGCGGAGAAATACAAGGATACGGAACCTCATATTCACACAGTATTACGCGATAAGAATGTTCAGTTCTTGATGTGGTACGTTCCAATACTTACTAAGTTCATCAAAAATGAGATTTCCCCTGCACTAATAGCGATCCAAAGTAGTTATGCAGGACGCTTATATTCCTTAGCCCAAGAAACAGCTTGTCATGTTAACGTTTTAAACCGTAAAGCGATTGGATATGGCATTACTCGTTTAGAGCACGTTGATTATCAGCCTGTTCATACAATCGAATGGTATCTTTCTAAATAATTGAGTGCTGGAGGCATTGTGATTTTAACAATGCCTCCATTTAACAAGTGGTTAATAAAGGCGCAATAAAAAACCGCTATCTCTAGCGGTTGTTTGGGTGTTGCTTACTATTTTTGAGTAGACGGCTTAGATGTCTGCTCACCATTAGAAGCAGGCACTTTGCGAAGCACTAGGATTACTAAAATAGCTGCTAAGGTTGAGAAAGCAGCAGTTGCAACCCAAGGATAACCAGCATACAGTGCATAAACTGCTACACAAAGAATTCCTATTCCTATCAATACGCCAAATATTAAACCAAGAAGGAATAATTGAGAGTTGTGCTTTTGATTCTCAATGTTAGCAGTGTTGATACGTTTATTTTCTGCCATTTGATGACGAGCCACTTCATGACTCATCGTTTGCTCATTCTCAACAATCTGCATTAAACGACTAGCTAGACCAGGTTGGATTTCTTCAAATGCCTTAACCAAATCAGGAGGCGGGTATGGTGAGTAGCTTTCCGCCTCTTCCACAGCAACAGATACGTCATTGCCATTTTTTGTTGCGATGCCACGTTTAGTTCGACGATGTTGAGACATTAATTAGATATTTATAATGAGTTAAGTTCAGGTTGTTTGTTGCGCAAGTCACATGCGATTCTATTGGTAGCTTTTGTCATGTTTTTACCGACTGCTTCCCAATGTTTTGCTGCATTACCAATTGGTCGCGGATCTTCCATTTTTGCAGGCTCAACAGCATGTACTGGGACACGAGGTGCTAATACAAAAGCTGCTAGCAGACCTTCTGTAAAGTACTTCATACCTTTGTTCATTTTTTATCGCCCTTATATTTAATGGGTGTCATAAAACATACAATTTTTATGACAGAAAAACCCTCTTATCATTTGATAACAGGGTCTCTATAGGAACAAGGGTACGCACTAATGACATTTATGTCAATAAGGAATCTTTACGGGAATGTCAAGGGAATAGGCGTATTATGTAACATCAAACGCGCTAAATCACGTCGCAAAGTCTAAGTTATGTCCCGAAAATCAGTACTTAAGTCTTCGTCGCTCGTTGCGTCGCCTTCTTATGCGCTTCATCTAAAAACAAGTTATCCAATGCAAAAATACAGTCATTAAAAATATGAGCAGCCACTGGCAAATCATTATGCTCTGCATAGACATTGATTGCCTGCTGATCTAAAGATAAAGGGATACCCTGCTCATATCGTCGGGATCTGGCAATAGTACTAAATGCCGAAAGAATAGAGTCAGCCGCATACGAATATTCTGGCGGATCAGGAATACGGCCACCTAAGAACTTGATTTGCTCGATTTCGTGCGGCGTTTTTGACGCATAGGTCTTTTGGTACTTATAGAGATCGATGACTTTCCCAGAATTAAAGCCTTGTCCTTGTCTGCCTCTTCCTGAATCTTCTGGGCCTGTTCTTTAATGAATAGCCAGATTGAAATACCAATATC